TATTAAATATAATTAACCTTCGGCTTCCATGAGAGTCTTAATCTCATCAGGAAGAGGTAAGCGAGCATCAGCTGTTGTTGAGCCGTAAAGAATTGCCTCAAGAGCTTTAAGCTTATTAGCATCACATTTTGTAGAATCGATTGTGATGCATGCTGTTGGCTTGTGATCGGTTACGTTAACAGGAGTCGTCTTAAGCTCCCATGAGAAGGTGTTAGCTTCTGGGCTATCGTTAACAGTAGTGTAAGCTTTTTCAGTTGGTGCAGCTGTAGCGCCGTAAATAAGATGCAACTTATATCCATAGTCATTGCCGTCGGTATCATTGCCTAACGTTGTTCTATAGCACATACCAAAAGTCTTTCTCTTTTGCTGACCAATTATTACGCCTTTTGTAAGGGTGGCCGATCCATCACATTCAGCGAATTCATCAGGATATGTATATGCTTCAACGGTTGCCTCAAAATCTTCATTTGAAATGAGGTTCAAGTATTTGGTGTCATCAGCGTAAAGTGCTGTTGCCTCTGCTCCTGTTGGTTTTTCTGATACGCTGGTAAGACCGTTCCAGGCAACACCCTTTGGATATGTTCCGCCTGTAGCTACTGGATAAAGAACGCCTTTCTGAATACCAGTTTCATAAAATCTTTCGCCAGTATTATCCCACGTAAGTGGTGCATGTGTTTCAGACATAGTATAGTCCTCCTTTAATAATATAGTATAAATACATCATGATTAAGATTGTCTGATATGAAATGTCTATTGAATCTACACATTGGAAGCCTAGAAACTTTTTTAACAATCTCACTATCTGGATCTTTATCTATGACTGTTATTTGATATGCAATATTCTGTTTATAAACTGAATTATTGCTATGTATATTCTCAATATCTTCTAGAGAATATACGATTGCTGGATACTTCATCTTGACTGATGCAGGAGGTTGATAATATACATTTTCGCTTCCTAGGAGTTCAATCAATAAAGTATCTAAGTCTAGTCTACTCGCCATTATACAAACCCCCTACGGTCAAGATGAGTCTAGGGTACTGAACTTCGACATTAGTTATCTTCCATTTAGTACCCATAAACTCTACATAACGCATCAAGTGGAAATTATTTCTGGCGTATGGATCGGCTATAATACTAATATCATTTGCAATATTAATATCGTCGTTGAGTTTGTCAGCGTTCTGAAACCGACTAGTATTTCTGAGTAAATCACCCGAATACATACGCTCAGTAATCTGCTCTTTCCACACTCCAGGTTTCGTTTCTACCGTTTCAGCGTAGCCGATTGCTCCATAATATTTCGCCATTTTGAATTTCCTCCTTGATTAATCTTTAATAGCTGTAAGAGTTGCTGTTGCTGCAGTTCCTGCAGTGGAACCAGCCTTAGCGTATGTTACCGTGCCGACGTTACTAGCAACGCTGAAACCAGTCGGAATGAAATAATCGGCACCAATGACGATAACCGAGCGCTTCAGAAACGCGTCCTTAAGCTCGCTGGTTTTCATCTTAACTGTGCAAGCCTCATCAGAGTATGCCACCGGTGATGACTCACCAGACTTACCGTAAATCACTACAGCAGCTACGTTTTTGTCTTTTGCTTGATCATAAATTTTTTCCATAATAAATTACCTCCTATTAATTAGCTCTCAGCAACAGAAAGTTCAAATGCAATAGCTGAATAAGGTTTGGTAAGCGCTCCTGAGCAACGTGTCTCAATAAGATATTTTTGCTGGTTGTAATCAATGTCGAAATCATCAAACATGTTAACTGCTCCACCCTTATCAGCACCAACATTGTAGTCTTTCAAGTTAACAACGATGCCCATAAGAGGTTTACCATTAGGACCTTTTACTCCTTCCATAACCGGAACAGTTACGATTTCCTTGACACGGATAACGCTCGCAAGTTTAGCTACCGAATCATACATAAGATGACCCATCTTATCCTCAAGAAGCAAGCAATCTGTAACCATATCTTCTGTCGTATAAAGTGTTGGCTCACCAGAACCCTTATAATCTTTACGAGCTTTAATAGCTGCGCGAATAAACGCTTTTGCTTTATCATCATCTGTTGCATTATTGGCAACGCTTACAGTAGAACGAATTGTATAGAGTTCAGCATCTGTTGCAATTGGACGTATACAATCCTCTTTAATCTTGTCATCACTAGACGCAAGTCTGCCATCGCCTATAAGTATTGCTCGTGCAATTTCCTCATCAAGCATCATTCTCATTTCAGACTTGAGCCAAGCTACTACGTCGAAATCTGTAATATCAGTGATATCATCTCTGTCAAGTTTTTGCTTCTTATAGATTGTTGTCGGTGTGGTTGTTCTCTTTAGCAATGAAAATACTTCTTCCTTCTTAAGATTACCCTTCATGTAACCCTTAGCGCGAGCCTCATCTTCTGTAATATTTGCAAATACAGATTTAATACGGCTAAAAGGTGTATGATGTGTACCGTTCATAACCTTCTGGACCCATCCCATCTCACGCTGAATAAACTCAGGCGGATTATTAAGACTCTTGGCTTCAGGGAATAAATAATCGATATGCTCGATACCATACTCCTCAGCATGAGCCAAGAAACTTTCTTTCAAACTTCCATAACGCTTAGCATCACCGATGATAGTCTCCATCTCGGAATGCTTCAATACGTTCTCCTTCTCACCATTTTCATCTACATCAAAAAAGTTATGCTTCATTTCTTCGTCTCCCCTTTTGCTATTATCTGCATTGTTTTTTTCGATCGCCATACCAACCATTGCGTATACGACTTTTTTTTGTTCTTCTGACATTTCATCGAATACGTTTTGTACTGTTTTCTCATCGTCAGTCATTTGTTCATTCTCCTTTTTTTCGGTTGATTTTTTTTCTACCGGCTCATCACTGTGATATAATTCGATATTTTCTCCGGTATAAATAACGGCCTCACCATCAGACGCTTCACCATGTGCGATTATGTCCTCTATGTATGCTCCTGGATTAGCGGCAGCCAGAACAAGACTGACTTCCCTAATAACCCCATGCATAACATTTGAACCCTGCTGTTTAAGTTTATTAGCATAAATAGAAAGACGATCCACATCGCCATGTTGAACCAATAATTTTGCCGTTTTACCAGACTCAGTGTCATTAAATTTGCAATATGCATAGACACCTTCATCGCGGTTTTCAAGCATCGCATGCCCTAAAACATCGAATGCTTCATTGTGCTGATGATTCCATACAAGAGGGACTTTCTGCCCATCATTATCTTTAAACGCATCCTTTCGGATTGTTCGTCCATCTGAGCATTCAAGATCATTTCTTGTGGCCCATCCACAAAAATCATAATCCATTTTGAATTTCTCCTTCCTTAAAGATCTTTTATTAACGTGTTCATAGATATCCCGCCAATTTGTTTACCATTTTTCTCGATTATTTTTTCATTTAATGGTTGTTCACCAAGTTGCCCATATTGTTCCCGAGATTCCATCGGCTGAGCTATATTGCTGTTTACAAGCTGATCTGCTTTTGGGTCGTCAGACGGCTTCATGCCAATTTTCTGTCTAACTTCATTCGAAGACATGATCTCATTTCGAGTAAACTTATCAGATATCTCAGCTAGTTCATTGACCGGAACAAGACTGAAAGGGTCTCTGAAATACATAATCGATTGACGCTGTGCTCGTGCCGTTTTTGTCAAAAACTTTCGTTTTATTTCATTAACAACCGCCGACACAAAAGGCTCTATCGTACTGCTGTAATATCTGAGCATGGTTTTTTCATCCGCTGTTCCATCCATGACCGCCTGAGTAATACCTAACTGGCTGTATAGCATGCTCGTAAGATATTCAATCTGCTTCATTAGATTGTTCTCGATTGGACGATTTAATTGTGTCACACGCTCTGTACTATCAGCATATGCAATTCCAAATTTAGAATTAGCCAACTGATTTTCTATGTCTTTACGCCTGTCTTCGGCTTGTTGTCGTCTTAGTGGTGTTCTAACTGTATATGGTAGTTGAATGATTAAGTCTAATTTACCAGATCCGCTTTGTTCATCGATCGCATCTAATAAATTCAATTTTCGGATAAGTCGCTGCGTAATTGAGTTTTTTTCGTTAATGACGGCGTATAACGGATTCTCTACGATTCCAATATTACGTTTTAATGCCCATCGATCTTCTTTCTCTCCTGTTCGATCATTATAAACTCGAACTTTCACAGAGTCCGGTCGCCATTCCAATATTTTCCCGGTCCTCATCGACAATATATCGTATGACCCTGTAGTATTGGGGTTAAAATTTGTGTCTATTGGAACAATAGCTATACATCCTTCATCTAGCATTGATGTGTAAACATCTTGCAAAAACGATCTACCTGTTTGGTCTTTATTAGCTTCTAATGTAAGGCATGTATTCAGACCGGATTCAATCGTTTCAGTATATCTATCATTTGCATCGAGTCGAACATGTTTTATATCAATAGCTGCTGCATCTAGGGCAATCCTATTGTATATTGAAGTCGTTATAGTCCTCTCGTTGCCTCCAGAAAATCTAATTCTATCAGGTTTATACGCATATGTGACCATCCCTTGTTTATAGTCTTCTGTCGGATCTCGATTCATAAAAGCGTTCCAGCCATGTTGAAGACGATCGATTAAGCCCATTTATAAACCCCTCCTTGATATATTTCCACAATTATTTTCACCTCCTTATTCAAACGCATCTCTATTGTGTTTATAAGCGACATAAGCATCCATCATAGCTGCTACAGCATCGATCTTATACTCATGTCTTTTTTTGTATAGTTTTCTGTTGCCATTTGTATCTTCAAGAGTTATGCAGTTACCCATTGCAAACTCCATTAACTCTTCATCAAACAACAATTTTCTTTCTTCTGAAAGTTTCTTAAGTTCTCCAAGCGGAACTGATTCAGTCTTTGCACCCTGGATTACTTTTTCTATACCGAATGGACCATTCTCTTGCTCCCATCTGGCTACAAACTCTTTAGCATTGTATGGGTCGAATCCAAAACAAACGACATCATACTGGCATTCAGCTATATGGTTATCCAAATCCTCGTAAACTTCCATCATATCCAAGACAGTCCCCTCAAGAATTATCAAACTACCTTCTTCCATAAATCGATTGTATTTGTTTCGCATAGCTGCCGGTAATTTCTCAAGAGTTGACGATGAAATATAATTTCTAGTCTTAATGCCGAAAGCACCATTGGTTAAAGGAAACATAAAGGTGAATGAACAGAAATCATCACCCTGTGATAAGTCTGCCCCCAATGCGCATGGCATTTTCCAATAATCTCTCTTTCTATGAGGAAGTGTTTCTTCATAAGTGAAGTAATATGTATAGCCCTCCATAGGGATGCCGAAACGTTTTGCTAAAATATCATTTCTCGCTGCTGGTGCTTTCTCGGCTCTTTCAACGTCCAATTGATACGTTTCATAACTAACTGTCTTACCAAGATTCGGGTTCGCTTTAATCCACATCTCTGGATCTCCGACCTCATCGATGGAATCCAATTTGTAGTACCAGATAGACACATGAGGGTTGTTGTATTCGCCTTTAAGAATGTCCATTAACTCCATTTTGATTGTGTCGCCGCTTCCATTTCGGACTGTACCTTCGGAACTTATAGCGACTATGAGATAATCAGGATTTTTCGACGCACCTTGTTCTATAGCACCAATAACGTCCTCTCTAATATCGCCAGATAACCATTCATCAACTGTTGCTACTTTACATCTAAGACCTTGGAGCTTGTCTATACTCATAGGTCTGACCTCAAGCAATGATCCAGTCAAAAAATTCTCAATACCTTTCTTTGTTGGCACCAATTTACACCGATTTGCTTTGGAACCAGTGGTGTTCTGTACAGAGCCTTCTGTAAGAAATTTGTATAACGGTCCTCTTGCTCTAGCTATAGCTGTCCGAATAGGTGACATGACCTCTTCAGCCTGTTTCATAGTTGGAGCTGTTGTAATTTGATGCGTTGTGGAAGTATCAACGTTCAGAAAAAAATTCTGAAGACAAGACGCATACATCGATTTAGCAGCACCTCTGGCAACTATCAGATACTGCTTATTAATCAACCGTTTCTTGATTGTCTTAATTACATAGCGCCCGTTGTGCCCATCACTGGATGGCTCGAACACACTTCTTTCAACAAAGTAATACCAACCGAATATTTGTTCGGCCCAAAGTTTAAACGAGTCAAGCAAATGCAGATCTTCACCATCTGTCAAAGTAAGTTCGTTCTCGCAATATGCTATGAAACCATTAACAGCCTCGTCGTCATACCAGATACCTGGATTAGCTATGAGCTCATCTATTCGATTCATCTCCATAGAGATTTCTTTACATACTGGAATTTCTCCTCGGATTACGGCCTCTCGAAACTGGCCGTAATATTTTGGAGTAGCCGTGTTCGACAGTGCCATATTTGATTCTCCTTATTTCTTCTTGTTATTAGTGAAGACTTTCAAATCGTCGTCAGTGATAAACTCGTTGACTTTTTTAGTCATAAACGATTTAACTACTTGCCTACCAATCTCTTCTGCAGCTGGAGTGATCACACTTTTAGCAAGTCGATCCACAAAAGCTTGGCCTTTTGATATTTGTCTTGGCGATAAATTATTATATTCTTGCTCAAGTCGCAATCTATTAACCCTTTTTGTTTTAAATTTTTTCTTAGCAAATTCAAAATCTTCTTCATTTATATTTAACTTTTTCATTTCATCATCGTATCTTTTCTTTCCGGCATTTGTTAAAGTTCCATCTCTTTTCTGATAACGCCTAACGCCCCACTTCATTCCGAGGATACCATGATGATAAAGTTCATTATCCATTTTGATTTTCACCTCCATCAGACGCTACATAAAGCCTCCACTCATACTCAGCTATAGTTTTATTGATAGAATCTACCAATGTAGAACTAGATGGAGGATCGAATAGCAATCTAGTTTTTAAATACACATATGGCTTAATAAGAGACAAACGAGCAGTGTCTGAAATAAACTCGTCCCATTTAGTTGAGTCATCGCTTATCGAAAAACCAGCTTCCGGGCCAACACCCAATTGAGTGAGAACTCCAAACGCTGCGTTTATTCCGTATATTACGTCAGGATCGAAATGATCATAATCACTTTGAATTCCCAACAACTTTTTCACATAGATTAAAATACTTTCATCATTCATTAACACGTCACCTCCGGCATAATTTCAAAGCAAGAGTCTTCGATAATTGTGTAAACATCTCCGGTTTCTGTGTTAAGCTGAATATCGTACCTATATCTTCCGAATGATGCATTAGATGTATCTTCTGGTTCTATACGAAAAACATTTTGTCCAATCAATTTCTTTTGGAAAATTGATTTGCCACCATTTACTGTTTTTTTAACAGTTAAGTATAATTCGTCTTTTTCTGATAAAACATACTCGCTGCCAGTTATATCGTTAGCTATCGACACACTTAATCTAGCGGTGTCTCCTCTTGTCAACTTTATAGTTCCGTCCGGCAATATACGTAACATATTCATCCCTCCTCGTTCTTCGTTTTAGCGACTAACGTAAATAAGTATTCCCCATTTAGTGTATAAGTTGGAGACGCATAAAAATATATACCATCGGAATCAATGTAAAAATACCCAGCTGTAGGTTGCGTTAATGGCTTAGTCGCTTCATACATCGCGCACGAACTAGCTGAGCTTCCATGATATACTAGCATTCCATATCGAGATTCGGAGGACGTATAAGGATGTCCAGGATGAAAACCTTGCATGAAGACAATTTGCTTCGTTGTATGACTGGTGCTAACTAGCCGTCCCATAATGGAGAAATACTCATAGTCGTCATTAAGGGACAACGGGACATCAGAGCTAGACCATATCAGCGAAGATGACGTTACGCTTGAGAACGTCATAGTTTTGGTGAGGTATGTAGCATATTCAGATGAGATATCGAAAGTTCCTGTAATAACAGAACCACTCGCATCGTGAGCTGTGGTACCTACCA